TACAACTAAGGTGGGTTTGTCTATAACTCTAGGGTTTATACTACCTATATGTATCTCTATGTTCGCTCACGTATTATCTAACTCAGCTACTATTACCTTTGGTAGCTTCTAAAAACAAAACTATGAATAAAGTAACCACATTACAACTATTAAGAAACATCGCTCAGGTAGAAGCTAGAATACTATCAGCTAAATACTATGATAACCAAACAGAAGAGAACGACAAGTTAAGCCTAAATGCTTGTGACGTATTAGAACAGGCAGAAACTAATTTATCACTATACCTAAATAAAAACTAAGATGACCTTTACAAATATTTACAACCAAATAGACACACAAGACGATTTTATTAACTGTGACAGATTTCTAGATATTGAGTTCGACCTCAACACATCACTAGAAGAGTTAGACTTATTTAATAACCAATTACAATAGATATGAAGGTAACGCTTAAAAATAGTATTAAAAACGACAAGTATACAGAGTATGTATATGATAAGTTCGATATACAAAACAGAGAAGAAACTGAAGTTAACATTAATTTCTCACTAGGAGAAGCTAAAGACTTTGATTGGAATATAGGGGTCATATACGGCTCAAGTGGTAGTGGTAAGACTACTATACTTAAGCAAATGGGTAAACTATCCAAAAGCGCATTTGACTCGGAGAAGTCACTAATATCCAACTTTGATTGGCTAGAGCCATCTGAAGCCTCAAGGCTTTTATCTAGTATGGGGCTTAGTAGCGTACCTACGTGGCTTAGACCTTTTCACTTACTAAGTAACGGAGAGCAATTTAGGGCTGAGTTAGCCTATAAGATAGGTATAGCAAAAGACAACGAGGTTGTACTTATTGACGAGTTTACTTCTGTAGTAGATAGAGACGTGGCTAAGTCAATGAGCTTCGCTATACAAAAGTATATAAGAAAAAACAATAAGAGAATGATAGTAGCTTCTTGTCACTATGATATAATGGAATGGTTAACACCTGATTGGGTTTGTTCTCCACAGAAAAAGGGAGGGGCTTTGGAAAGAAGTCCCTTACTTCGGGGTAGCCGTCCAAACATCGAGCTTCAAGTTAGTAGAGTCGAATCAAATACTTGGGACTTGTTTAAAGAACATCATTATTTAACTAGTAAAGGCAATAAGGCTTATGCGCATTACCTATTCACTTGGGGAGATGTACCTGTAGCTATAAATGTAATATCTCCATTGCCCTCAGCTTATATAAAAAGAGCCTTTAGAGAGAGTAGGATAGTTGTATTACCTGACTTTCAAGGTTTAGGTATAGGGTTAGCTGTGAGCAAGTTTACTGCTAGTATATATAAAAACGATGGCAGAAGGTACTACACTAAGACTATACACCCTGCGCTAGGAGAGCATAGGAATTTATACACTAAAGATTGGAGACCTACTAACGACAACGGTAAGGTAAGAAAAAAAAGAAAAAAAGATACCAACTATGAAAGTCATTGGGCGCACAACTCTAGGATTTCTTATTGTCACGAATACGTAGGGGAGGCTTTAGATGGCTATCAGAATTTAATATTACCGATAAAAGAAATGAGAAATAATAATTTAAAACTAGAACTATGAAGGTAACACTATTAAACCACGAACAACTAGAGCTAACAGAAGCCCTAGATAATATGTATAACGACGAATACTACTATAAGTATTTAAACCTAGACAGAGTATTAAGCTACTCTACAATGAAGTGGCTATTGAAATCTCCTAAGTGGTTTGCACATATGAAGCGTAAAGGGATGACAGAGACACAAGCCCTGAGAGACGGTAAGTTAGTACATACTGAGATACTAGAGCCTGAGAAGTACGGACAATTTACCTTTGTAGATACATCTAGTAAGAATACAACTAAATGGAAACTAGCTAAAGAGCAGAACGGAGCTGAGAGCACCTATACACTTAAGGAGAAGTATATGGCCTCTAGAATAGCCTCAGCCTTCTTACAGAATGACGCTTGTGTATCTTTTATGAAGGGAGCTAAAACAGAAGAGCCTGCTCTAGTGGAAGTAGACGGATTAGCAGTAAGAGGTAAAGCAGATATATTCAAGGAGGGAGAATATGTAGCAGACGTTAAAACAACTAATGACGGATTGAAAGACGTAGAGCTAAAGAACGGGGATGTAGTTAATCAGTTTAAGTTTACGATATCTAAATACGATTATGACCTACAGGCTTACTTATATACGCAACTATACAATGTACCTGACTTCTATTGGTTAGTAATAGATAAGACCACTACAGATATAGGAGTGTTTAAAGCCTCACAGCAAACTCTAGAAACAGGTAAGATAAAACTAGAGGCAGCTATAGCAATCTATAAGGCATTTTTTGTTGACGAACTGATTGACCTATCACAATACCACAAGGAGGGTACGTTATGAAAAAAGAAGAGATTATACACTTTAACCACGTAGGGGCTTTATATGCCTTAAGCCTAGGCGTAACACCTGAACGAGTATTAGTAGCAGAACAAGAGGCAGCCTATGAGAATGACTTTGAGGCTGCCATAGGAATAAGAGATGCACTAAAAGACTATAACAATACAGATAAGCAATTTAACTGCTCAGTAAGAGCCGAAATAATAGACGACTATGATGACACCCCCGAGTATTGAGTTTTTGCAGAAATGCGCAGACACAACTAAGATAACAGAGATTCTAGGTAAGTGGCTAGACGCTAAACCTGATAACGTAGAATTACTAGATGTATATAATTCCTTCCTTAGAACATTTGTATATGTAAACAATCTAGAGCTAAGAGACTATAGCTTTAATAGGTTAGTATCTGAAGCACGAGAGAGCCGCAATAGAGCAGTTTTAAGGGCACGTAAAGCAGAAGAGGCACTTGAGATAGCAGATGCTAAAGTTAAGGACTTAGAGGCTAAATTAAAGATATTCGGAGTATGAGATTTGAAAGACCACAAGATATAGACAGAGAGAATAAGGCTATGAGAACTATAGCTAACAGATATGATTGGCAATACAAAAAGCTAGGGCCTCACGATGTGGATTTCTATATACAAGATATTGGCTATCTAGAAGTTAAGGGAAGGAATAGATATATAGATGACGCCTTCCCTCTACCCTTGGCAGAACGTAAGTATAAAAAGCTAATAGAGAAGCCTCTTAATAGTATAATTGTATGGAGCTGTTTTAACGGCCTTATTTATGCTGACCTAAGTAAACTTACCTTTACAAAGAGAACAGGCGGTAGAACGCCTAGGAATGGCTCTAGTAATGATATAGAGATGATGTATTATATAGAGAGACAACCTGCGTTAAAGTATATTAAAGGAGCTACCTTAACAAAGGAGTGGTAACGCCCTGTTAATTAGGTTGTTTTTAAATAAAGCCCTAGAAATCAAATCATTTCAAATGGGTTGCAAAATGACACTAATATGGCAGGTAAAAAAGGACGCTCAGGAGGTGCACGTAAAGGAGCGGGCAGGCCTTCTAACGGAGAGGTAATAAACATAAGACAAATCCTAGACGACAATATAGACGTAGACGTAGTGATACAGAAACTACTAGAGCGTATTGAATCAGGAGACCAACGAGCAATAGAGTTATTTCTTAAGTATAGAGCAGGATTGCCTAAGCAAGAGATTGACATACACACTACAGGAGAAGTAGACCACAACATAACTTTAAAAGGTCTTATCTCTTTTGACGAAGATTAATGATTAAATTAAGCCCTAAATATAAACCCTTATTTCTAAACGACTCTAGATACTTTATAGTAACGGGAGGGCGTGGCTCAAGTAAGTCCTTTAGTATATCTACAATGATATTACTACTTACTTACGAGAAGGGCCACAACGTGCTCTTTACTAGGTACACTATGACCTCAGCAAGTACCTCTATTATTCCTGAGATGACAGAGAAGATAGATATGCTAGGGCTAGGAGATAACTTCTTAGTCAACAAGACAGATATTACTAATAAGGTAACAGGCAATAAGATATACTTCAGAGGGCTAAAGACAGGTAGCGGAAATCAGACGGCTGCGCTTAAGTCACTTAATGGTATTACTACTTGGATATTAGACGAAGCTGAAGAGATGCCTGACCCTTTACTATTTGATAAAATCGATTTATCAGTACGTTCTAAGGATGCACAGAACAGGGTGATAATGGTAATGAACCCCGCAACAAAAGCACATTGGATATATAAGAGATTCTTTGAGAGTAGAGACCTTCAGGGAGGGGAGAATACTACCTTAGAAGACACTACCTATATACATACTTCATATAAAGATAACGAGAAGCACCTAGACGCTACCTTCTTGGCTAACGTCAATAGAATGAAAGAAGAGAGACCTGAAGAGTATAAGGCTCAGATTCTCGGTGGTTGGCGTTCTGTCGCAGAAGGCGTTATTTTCACTAATTGGGAGGTAAGAGACTTCAATCCTAATGGGGACTACTACGGTATAGGTATGGACTTTGGTTTTAGTGCTGACCCTACAGGTGCTACCCTTATATCGATTAACAAGAAATCTAAAGAGATATACCTTAAAGAGATTGTATACGCTCAAGGACTAACTACTTCAGATATAGCTGCTAGGTTATTGAAGCAAGGTAAAGAGACGCTTACTATAGGGGACTCAGCCGAGCCTAGATTGTTACACGAGCTTAAGCATAATTACGGATTGAATATAAAGCCTAGTATTAAAGGACAGGGCTCTATAAACTTAGGTATTGCCTTAATGCAGGAATACAAGCTATATATCCACAAAGGCTCTAGAAACCTTATTACAGAGCTAAACAACTACACTTGGAAAGAAGGCAAAGAAATAGCTGTAGATGACTACAATCACTTGTTAGACGGGTGTCGTTATTTCATATCTTACTGCCTAAGTAACCCAAACTCAGGAAAATATTTTATCAGCTAATATACTACACCTCAGCCTGTTACAAATTAATTTACATTTTTTTTAAAAAAAGTTGCCAAAAAGTTTGGTAGATACTTTAAGTTATGCGTATCTTTACAAAAAATAAACGCTATGACTACATTGAAATTCACAAAAGAAAAATCTTATGACAAAGGCTACGGTTACTTAATCAACTATACTTGTGGAGGATGGTCTATAGTTAACACAGGCGATTCTTGGAGGGTTTGCTATAACAAAAAGGAAATAACAACCACTAGAACGCTTAAGGAAGCTAAAGCAAACGTTTGCGGGATGGTGGCTTTTAATGAAGATTTAATATAATTTAAAAATGAAAGATGTAAAATTAGAATTTGATGGATATTGGATAGATGTAGAAAATGGATGGTTGTGTATGGGCGATGACGAAAATCAAGTATTATTAAAGCCCGAGTATTTAAAAAAGCTATTAGAAGCTATTAATTATACATATTGTTGTACGGAGTTAAATGATGATATTAAATTTGAACGTAAATCATCTGCAAGAGTATTTAATAATGAAAAAGGTATTTGGGAATTTAT